CTGCCGTTCCCGACATGACGAAGGCTGTGTAAGTCGAAGAAATCGTCGGATTCGGATAGCTTCCACTTAAGTCGCCACTTGCCGTTCCCGACATGACGAAGGCTGTGTATGTTGGAGAAATCGTTGGATTCGGATAACTTCCGCTTAAGTCGCCACCCGCAGAACCAGTCAGAGAACTAGAGATTGTTTTTGGCTCCCAATTAGAAGTTCCAGAATTCCAAGCAAGAACTTGATTATCAAGTGGTAAACTAGAAGTTATATTGAAACCTTGAATCTTTACAACAGAAGGGCTTGGATAACTTCCGCTAAGGTCACCACCTGCAGAACCAGACATGACGAATGCTGTATAAGTCGAAGAAATTGTTGGGTTGGGATAACTTCCGCTAATGTCGCCTCCTGCCGTTCCAGACATAACGAAAGCTGTGTAAGTTGAAGAAATCGTTGGATTCGGATAACTTCCGCTTAAATCGCCACCAGCAGAACCAGACACAACAAAAGCCGTATACGTAGAAGAAATTGTCGGATTCGGATAACTTCCGCTAAGATCTCCTCCTGCCGTTCCAGACATAACGAAGGCTGTGTAAGTCGGAGAAATCGTCGGATTCGGATAACTTCCAGTAAGGTCACCACCCGCAGAACCAGATATATCAATAGCGAATGTTCGTGGTTCCCAATTAGAAGTTCCAGAATTCCAAGTAAGAACTTGATTATTAGAGGGTAAGCTAGAAGTTATATCGAAACCTTGAATCTTAGCAACAGAAGGATTAGGATAATTTCCACTTAAGTCGCCACCTGCCGTTCCAGACATGACGAATGCTGTGTACGTAGAAGAGATTGCTGGATTAGGATAACTTCCGCTTAAGTCTCCTCCCGCAGAACCCGACACAACGAATGCTGTGTAAGTTGGAGAAATCGTCGGATTAGGATAACTTCCAGTAAGGTCACCTCCTGCAAAACCACAAGATGCAGCCACTATCATTGTCCACGTTGCTGGAGAATTATCTATAAGAATCCAAAAAGAGTTATTATCTGTCTGAAATGCAACCTTACCAACATCTCCACTAGCGAATCCAGAAGCGGCCTCACGCTGTGATGATGAAAGATATGTGTATGCATTTAAAACATGTATATCTAATCCTGTAAGATTTCTATGAAATGCCATTATTTCACCACCGCTTCACCGCTCTCATCTATTACAATGACTCCGGTGTTGTCAAATATTAAACCTAAGGAAGAAACAAGAAGCTGGCTGAGTGTAACTGGAGAAGGATTGAACACATCAGTAAATGTTAAATTGCCAAGTCCATCATATTCTACTCCAATTAAACATATACTTCCAGACACGTCAAAGCCAACGGTTGTTCCGTTGACCTTGACGCGAATTACATTATTATCTTTTGCGAGACCTTGCTCGTTATCTACTTCTACGGGACCAAGAAAGAGAGGCATTCATCAGTAAATATGATAAACTAACCAGTTTATACCGGTTGCCAAAATACTTCTACATTAACGCCTTCTTGACCAGTTGCAACACCATCGAAATGAGCTTGAAGAATTTCTCCAGCATCCCACGACGAAGAAGCAAATGATGTAGCATTATTCACACCGTAATTACCAAGAGATGTTGAAAGTAAAAGTCTAGTAGAACCAGAAAAAATACTTCTTGCAACACCACTTGTAATAAGACTTAAGTCAATCGTGCTTGCTTTAGTTGATGTAGAACCAGAATATGTTGCCCACGCAGCAACTTCAAGAATTGTACGATTTTGTCTTGTATACGCAGAACCAATAACTGGACTTCCCATTCCAACTGTCCCAGACATCGCAAATCTTGTTGAAAATGAAGCAGAAGCTCCATAGAATAGAGACACATGCGAAGATGACAAACTAGTAAATCTCGTAGAAAGAGTATTTAGCGCTCCAGAAGTCGCAGTATACTTCGGAGAAAGAGTATCAAGTGCTCCAGAAGTTGCAGTAAATCTTGTAGAAAGAGTATTTAGCGCTCCAGAAGTCGCTGTGTATCTCGTAGAAAGAGTATTTAGCGCTCCAGAAGTCGCTGTGTATCTCGTAGAAAGAGTATTTAGCGCTCCAGAAGTCGCAGTATACTTCGGAGAAAGAGTATCAAGTGCTCCAGAAGTTGCAGTAAATCTCGTAGAAAGAGTATTTAGCGCTCCAGAAGTCGCAGTATACTTCGGAGAAAGAGTATCAAGTGCTCCAGAAGTTGCAGTAAATCTTGTAGAAAGAGTATTTAGCGCTCCAGAAGTCGCAGTATACTTCGGAGAAAGAGTATCAAGTGCTCCAGAAGTTGCAGTAAATCTCGTAGAAAGAGTATTTAGCGCTCCAGAAGTCGCTGTGTATCTCGTAGAAAGAGTATTTAGCGCTCCAGAAGTTGCAGTAAATCTCGTAGAAAGAGTATTTAGCGCTCCAGAAGTCGCTGTGTATCTCGTAGAAAGAGTATTTAGCGCTCCAGAAGTCGCTGTGTATCTCGTAGAGAGAGTATCAAACGCTCCAGAAGTTGCGGTATAATTCGCGGAAAGAGTATCAAGCGCTCCGGAGGTCGCGACAAAAGACTCAGACAACGCAATAAACGAAGAAGAAAGAAGTGTACCAGATGCTGCAGTAAAACTAGTTGCGAAATTATCAATTTTTACAGAATTTCTATAATGAGCAGCATCTTCTGCTGCTCTTTTATGAAAATTCCATACGCCTCTTCTAGTAACAGTTTCTTCGAGATCGAGAAATGGTGTTCTTGCCACTTTTTAGTTCCCTCCCTTACTCGCCGAAGCTTACGCCGGCATTTGTGATAATAAATGAAAGATCGATAAATTCAGCAGATTTTGTTGGCTGAAGGAAAATCTTTCCTGACATAATGTTTCTGTCAACAACATCTGGAGTATTCGTAGTAGAATCCATCACAACTCTGAATCTCTCAATACCCTGATTCTGACGAATATTCTCAAGAATTGGATTAACAAGATTACTAAATCTCTGCCACGTAGCTGGATTGTTGGGCTCGAAAAGAAGATATTTGGCAGCAGAAGCAATTGTCTTCTTAGCAAAGATAAGAAGTCTACGAACGTTTATACGATCAAGTGCCGAAGACTTAACTTGAAGCGTCTTCTGACCGAACACGACAATACCTTCATTCGGGAATGTTGCAATTGGATTGATACGATTATCATAAAGGTCGTTTCTATCCTGGAAGTTCAAACGATCAACAACATCAATAATATCAAACTGTCCAAGACCTCCACGATTCAAACCCGCTGGTGCAAAGAATACTTGACCGACTCTATCAGAGAATGCAATCGCTCCCATTACAGCAACAGATGGAGAAATTCTTACGATCCTATTGCTTGTCTTATCGTTAAGTTTAAGATCTGGATAGTAGCAAGCAGTGTAGTTATCATCAATTTCGCGATCTTTAAGCGAACCTACAACTTCTGCTACAGAGCTTCCAGTAACATCCATAACATAAAGAGCATCTGCACGATCATTAACGAGTGTACGCGCATAATCTGCAACTTTAAGGTTATGAACTCCAGGAATTGCAAGGAGATTCATATCAAATGCATCAGGATTCGCAATCGTGTCAAGAGCTCTCTTAAGAGAAACAACGCCGATGTTCGTATCAGTTGCGTTATTTGCTAAATAAAGAGGATCTTCAACTCTCAAATCCCAACCATCAAATCCACCGTAGAACGGCATTGTAAACTTCTGAAGAGATGCAGACACATAAAGTGGCTGATAATCTGTAGAAGCTGTATTATACCACCAGACTCTCTTTCCATTAACATCATAAGACGAACTTAGATAGCTTAGAGAGAAATCGGCATCATTTTCGACATACGAAGAAGCACTATCTGGACGAGCACGCATACGATCGGCAATACTACCAGATGTAAAACAAACTCCCCAAGAAATATTTGCATCGATATTTCCATTTCTATCTTTCGAAACAGGAGTATAAGGAAGTGAAGGAACAGTAGCTCCTCCTGTAAACTCTAGTTTTTCATATCCACCAAATCCCCAAGGAAGAGCTTCTGCTGGAGAATTTGCAGTTGTATTCATTTCAATTCTAATATATCTACTCTTATTTGGGAATGTACCATTTGCAATAAACTTGCGCTGTGTAGTATCAAATGTTTCATACACATCACCAACTTTTCTTGCAACATATGCTTTGCTATTCGGATCAAGTGTGCAACCAGTAAATGTTTCATAAACAACTTGACGCTGATCTGTATCACTAAACTGTCTTACGACAATATCAAATGTTCCATAAGGAGTTGCAAGAGGAGAAACCGAAGGCTTAATATTCATAATCTGCACTTTGATTTCGTCATTTGTTGCACGTCCATCACCAAGTGTATGGAACTTAAAGAGATCAAACTCTAAACCACCAAGTGGTTGCGACTTCACCCAAGTTGTATCACCATGCTCAAAATCACGTGTAAAATTAGTTAATGAACCAGAAATTCTATCAAATGTCCAGCTACTCTTACCTCCAGAAAGTATAGAAGCTGAAGGAGCAGCATAACCAAAAACACGATAAATATAATGATAGTATGTATCATTTTTGGTTGGATCAGTGTTTAGAACCTTTCCAATATAATTTGCAGAAGATGTAAGGAAAGATGCAGTAGCAACAAAAAGATTTGTAGCACCCGATAAAATTCTAAACACAAACTCATTAAGACTTGTAGTTCCAGACAAACGAACATTGCTTGCAGAAAGACCATTATCAAGATGAATCTCTGCAAAAATCTGACCAGTTGAAGCTTTATCTATCACACCTAAAATTGCACCAACTGTATATCCGTTTGTCGCAGCCGTACCATCTGCATGTCCAAGAACTCTAACTGTAGTAACTGCACCTGAATTCTTTAGATAGTTCTTTACGCAATATGGAAGCTGATACTTTGGATCTGTCTGACCAAATCTCGAAACAAACTGATCAAATCCCTGCGAAAAAATTGGAACAAATGCTGGACCTTTCAATGTTCTTCCAACAAGCATTCCTCCGATTCCAGCAACACCTTGTGCGAGAAAGGACTGATCTACCTCGGTAGTAAAAACACCTGGTGAAACAAATTTTTGTGCCATTCGTTAAATCTCCCTATTGATAGGACAAGAAGCTATTTTTAATTAGATGTGAACTACTAGAGAAGTCACTTTTTTATAAGTTTACGTCACTTTTTTGATGAAAAAATTAATTCTAGTTCCATAAAATCATCAACGAAATGAGACTCTTCACTTTTGAAATTAAGAGAGAATGATGTTCGTTCAACTTTTGCTACAGTTTTCTCTCCCTCTGGTTGAGTATGCGTATACGCTGGAACACGAACACTCATTGTGTATCTTACTATACGTTCTTGATCTGTGAATTCTTGGAAATTGCTTTCATGATTTGCCGATTCTATAAGCCCTACAAAATATCCTCCAACAATCTTCTTTCTATCTTCAAATTGTTCTCCTGTTGGAGCATGTCTTCCATCATTATCTATTGGCATAACAAATGATTTTTGCATATCAAGTTCAAAAGCAATCTTCTCTATTATGTTGTTCATTTGCACGATGTATTGTGTCTGAATTACTATTTCATATACCAAAATAGAAATATCTGGAAATGGTAATGTAGTAACTTCGTACACTGCACTTGAATGCATTTTCTGTAGTTGCTGATTTCTACTAGAAATAGAATTCATGAGAAGATTTGTTTTAGGAGAAATCAACTTTGATATTTGCATATTAGGAGTTTCTACTCCTAATGCAGACATAGAAGTATCTTGCTCTATACCATTTCTGTGAATACTTATAATTGGTAAAATTAAAACTCCATTTGTATCTCTAAATCCAGATTTAATACTTCGAGATGTCCAACGCTCACCTGCAGCAAAAATCACAGGAACTTTTTTGCGATCAAATCCTGGACATTCAACATGAGCATCGACAGTTTTGCTAAACCAATCTGTTATAGCTTGATCTATTGTCTCTATTGAAAAATTTGGAATTTCTACTTTCTCTTCAGCCATTTTCTTGAACTATTCCTTATTGGTCCACGAAGATAATTTATGTTAGTACAAAACGTTATGTGCCCATATCTTGCTTCAACTTTTGTAAGAATGCAAAAAAGTTTTCCACGATAAAATATTCCACTTCCGCTTGCACCTGGAGCAGATGGATTTGAAATCACCAAATCTCCATCTCCATCTACACCAGCGAATCTACCTTCTGAGGCTATAACTAGATACCTACCAAAATATCCATGAGGAGCACCAACATTATAAACTTTTGCTCCTAATGGAGGATCTCTATCTGCCAAGCTTACTTGATCACCAGCAATTCCGTCTACGGCTAAAATACACACATCATTATTTTCATCACTATAAACAACTTCAGCAGAATAAGTGTAACCTTCTGCTGTCATAACTGAAATGCTTGAAGATATATGTTTCATCGTCGTACCATCTGCAAATGTTACAATTTCCTTAATCGCACACACATGATTTGCAGTTGCTACAATACTTCTTCCTAGTGAAGAATCTTTTTCAACAACGACACCAGATCCCGTTGATACGAAAGATCCTGCACTATATGTCATATTCTTAATAACTTTAACTGCTCCGCGCATCATACTCTGAATGTCTAAAGCATCTCTATCGTCAGTTACTCCCCATCCAGTTTGAGCACAAGAACAACTACACAACAAACAAAAAATAGAAAAAATACTAACGACAAATTTACTTTTCATTTTTTTATACCAGCATCACTTGTTTATACTCAAGGATTGTTCGACAGGATGCGTATTGTCGATCCCTTGATCCTTTTGATTTCCTATTTGAAATTGACCTTCGCGAGATGGAATACACACACACTTAGTCATTATTTTGTTGTTTACTTGTCCAAATACAATTTGTGGTCTTGTAACACTTGTTATTTCAAACACAACTTGACCAAACTCTATAAAATCACCTTCTCTTGGTGACACATTTCTTTCTTCTAATTCCTTTGTATGAAAATATATTTCTGCAGAAAATTTACTATCTAATGTAAAATCAGTTGAAGAAACAGATGGATTGTCATACATCACAAGAGCATTTATCTCTACTGGATAAAACCATGTTTTATTTATAGCCTCGTTATAAAGACTATTTATTTTTGTATGTTCACCTGAAATTGAATAATAAATTACAGATTGCCCAATCACAGATTGAATAAGCTCTTTGTTTATGTCATTAATAAAAGCAATTTCACGATCTGTAATAAATTTACGCGACACTGTTTAATCTCCTATTATTTAACTTCTCTTTCTCTTGGCTGCGGAACAAACACTTCAAACTTATCTACTCCAAATCTAAAATGTCCATAAGGTTTTATATTTGCTGGAAATTTTTTATTTTTATCGTTTTTGTGCATTCTATAAATTTCAGCACGATCTTTTGCGTATTCTTTTTTTACTATGTTAGAAAGAGTATCTGCATCTGTAAGATACCATCCATTTCTATTTTCCGTACCTTGTATCTCAATTCTTGTCCAAATTCTTCCGTGATGATTCCAAGTTCTAGTACCTTCTTTATCAAGTTGCTTTAAACGACCTCCAGGCTTTTCTCCTTCTTGATCAAAACTTGATAAAAAGAAATCATCGAAATAAGGCCAAATAAATGCATAAACTCCATATTTTTCTGGTGCATCTTCGTTATTCTTTTGTTTAACAGGAGAAAGACCTCCTACTCTAGAAAGCTTTATTCCTTTACTTTCTATAAGAAATACATTAATAAGCTTAACCATATACCACTATCCTATGTAAATCATAAGAGGAATATTCTTAATTGACTCATTTATCATTTGAGACATTTCTGCTTCTTTTGCTATAAGTTTATCATACGTTGTATCTTCAAGAAGATCTTTTAATTCCTGTCGAAGCATATCTTGCTCAGCTCTGGCATCTGAAATAAGTTCTGGACCATTAAGTGTAAGATCTCCATTTGGAATTGGAATCGTTGTCATTTTACCTCTAATTTGACCAAGCGTTTCTTTTGCAAGCGCAAAAGAAAATTTCCTTATCCAATGTTTTGACAATGAATTAAGATTCGAATACATTATGTTTCCAAATGGAATATTCGCAAGATTCGCAACACCATCCAATGAAGGATCATTCGTATCTGGATTAACTGGATCTTTACTTCTAGCATATGTAAAATGTAATGTCATATCTGATTGAGGAGTCGGATACAGCGTCAACTCATTATTATGAAGCGCATAACTATAATTTGATCTTCTTATCTTGTTAGACATCTTAAACTGCATACCTCTTAAAACATCTTCCCAAATCGGTAAAAGATAAAAGATAGTTTCTGGAGTAAAAGATTCAAATGAAAATTGATTATGCAGATAGTTCACTGCAGATGTTGTACCAAAAAATCTATAAGCAGACATTGGAGAAAAATGAAATATCTCTTTTATGAATGCTCTGCTTCCTGACAGCGAAGACGAAAGCGCAGAATTAAGATCATACTTTTGGACTCCACCTTTAAGCTCTATAGAAGCACTGAGAAGTGCGTGAGGCCCATTTAAACCTGCTTCCTCACCAAAAGGTTCTGCCATCTTCTTTTGGAACTCAAGTAATTTATTCGGATATTTTTGTTCAGAACCTGAAAGAGATGATACTGACGATCCGAGAAATGTTGTTAATACTGATTTTGCTTGATACTGATTCACAATTGCAGAATACTCAAGACATGCTTCTTCAAAACTACGATAAATATGAGAAGAACTTAACTCTACATGCATAACAGGATCGCCTAATTTACGACGAGTCCAATCAACTATTTTGTCTGCATCATTTTGAAAGTCTACATCATTATCAAAAATACCAAATGCTGTAGAACCTGACCCTGGAACAAAAGCCATTTTTATAGTCTCCTAGTGTTTTTCTATTTTTTTAAGTTTCTTATAGTAATCTGGATCTTCTTTAAGGTGATCCATTGCAATCTCTTCCGCAACCTTGGCATCATCTGTATGTTCCATCTCTACTTTAATGCCGGCTGCAAGTTGAGTCTTATCAAAATCTAAAGGTTTATTTTTGTCAGCTAAACCACCATGCATTTTATCACGAAATACTTCTTTTAAAGATGGTGTCTTCATTTCAAGTCTCCTAAAATATGTAGGTTTGAAGATGCAGAAAGAACACAAATTAAGAAAAATGAAACGGACCCGTAAAGAGTCCGTTTCATTTTAAGCTATGTTAGCTTGTTAAGCTTGTGTTAGATTACGTTCATGTCCTGAACAATAACCGTTCCGTAGAAGTCGCTACGAACTAGCTTCTTCGCGTAACGAGTCATCACGCCCTTACGTGGCGTAAAGTCTTCAGGAGCATAAATGGTTGGAGTTACAATTAGTGGCACGTACGGTGCATAAACGTAACCTGTCTCAAGGAAGCTAGATCCCTTGTAACCAACAAGAATCTTATTACGAGGGAAGTACGGATCCTTGTAAACCGTGAAACGATTATTGAGAGTACCAACTTTCTCTGTACCAACAGTAAACATGTTCTCCTTAGGATCCATGCTTAGAACTGGCTTGTAAAGAACTGATGCTTCAAAAATCGTCGAAACATCTGGAGAAGTAACAATAAAGTTTGCCGCTCCACGAAGCGTCTTACGATGAATGTTATTTGCAACATCGATGACCGTTTCAATTAGAGTCTCATACCACTCTCTAACTGTACCAGTGAATGTTGCACCATCAACGGCAGTACCAGTCGTCTTGTCAACAAAATTGCCTGGCTTACGACTCCAATAGAAGTTTGCACCAGTCGCGTTGAAGAGAAGATCTGCAAGAATTTCTCTGTCGATTTCAAGTGCAATGGCTTCAGAAAGAACTTGTGTAAGCTCAACTTCTGCATCAAGATTCTGATATGCAGCAAGGTCTTGCGCAAGCTCAGGAGTCCACTTGGCACGTAGCTTACGGGTTTCTGCTGTAACAGCAATCGACTGAATTCTAAAATCGATTTCAGGAATAACTGGCATCGGAGCTGCGCCCATATCAGATTCCCAAGCAGTTGCAACACGAGAACCAGAAGTTCCACCAGTGAGAGTCGAACCAACGACATAAGAAATCTTAAGAGCACTGTACGACGTTGCAGTTCCAGTATAAATACAAACAAGATCATTACCAGACCTAACTGTATGACGTCTATAGAATACAAGAGTTGTTGGACACTGAACTGGTGTACCATCAGTTGAGCTACTAGCAGAAGTAGAACCGTTAGCACAAGGAACCCACTGCTTAAGTGTAGCAGTATCACTAATCGCACCTGCATAGGCCGCAGTTGTCGAATAACCATTTACTAATGTCATCTTCTTAAGAGTGCCAGCGGCAACGGACGCAGAAAGATCTGGATCCCAACCAATGTCTGCAAGAGTTGCACTTGCAATCGATGCAGAGAAAGTTCCAGTAGAAACTTTCTCACGCTGCGAAAATGCTGTTCCCAGGTTATAAAGACCACCTGTTGCAAGATTCTCAGTACCTGGACTTGTTTGATTACCGAAAAGTGATCCACCAACTGCGAAATCATCAGCCTTGTTACCAGCCTTAAGGCTATCCCATCTATAATCTAGATAGAAAAGAAGTCCCGATGGAAGACTCATCGGTTGAACGCTAACTAGTTCGTTAGCAATGAGACCACCGAAAACTCTACGAACAATCGGAAACGCAACATTCTGAAAACCGATAATGTCAGAAGTATTTGACGACTCTGTTAGAAGTTGCGCAGCCTGATTTTCAAGAAGACGCGCCATTGTCGAACGATCACGCTCCTTGAGACCTTCAAGAAGGCCCGTTCTATCCCACTTCTTAATTAACTTCTGAGATTCAGCAAGACGATCTGGTCTTGAGATACCTTCAGAAAGTTCCCTCATATCAAAATTAGACATACATATTCTCCTTAATCCTTAGTTGTTTGCAGTCTGCTTACTTGAGAAGCCCCGCCAGTTTCCGCATACGCGCATACTTGTCGTCCTTCCCATTGTCCACAGACTCACTGAGGACTTTCTGATTGGGTGCACCGCTGGTGCGCGCTCTTTGGGCATTTACAGAAGGTCTACGAATCTTCGATTCGGACATAAGATTCGAAGCCTTAAACGACTTAACAATTGCTTCATACACCATCTTAACTTGATCAATCGTCTTAGCCTTGTCAATCGACTCGAGAACAACTGTCTTTTGCTCTGTAGTAAGACGACCATTGCTGTTAAGAATTCTATTAACGTGAAGAACCTTAGCATTAAAAAGATTAACTTCATGAAGCTTACCACCAAGATACTTCACAATCTTTGTGAGTTTAACGTTATTCGCACGAAGACGCTTATTCTCATGAAGACCGCGTTGAATCATTTCCTTGACAGTCCAATCCTGCTTAGCTGGAGGCTCTTCCTTCTCCCAAGGATGCTCTCCCTTCTTAAACTCAGCAATTCCAGCAGTAGGATCAACTTCATCTAGCTCACCAGACTTAGTTGGCTCACTAAATGCTTTCTTAACCTGTACTTCGGTTTGAAGAGCCGATTCGTAAACCTTACGAAGTTCAGCTTCAGAAATTTCAACTTCTTCTTCCATATCAGACATACCTTCTACTTCAGATGTTTCTTCGTCGTCTAAATTTGGAATATCACCTTCAAACTGAAAGCTTTCTTCTTCTACTTCTTTTGCTTTGCACGGTACTTCTTCACCTTCAGCATCTTCAGTATCTTCTGCTTCGGATAGTTGTGGAAAGAAACTCGTAAGAGATTCATCAAAATTCTGCTCGTCCATCATATTTTCTCCTTGTGTACTATTTTCTTGAAATTTTCTTGCAGCAGGAGACATGTAATCTCCTCTCTGCGATTGACTAAATTCTTTATCACCATCTCCTGGTCTGAGACCTCTTTTTTCGTTTAACATTCCTTTGATGCTGCTTTCTAAAAGAGTTCTAATTTTTGGTGCCATCGCATCAATTAATTCATTTTTTGCCGCCTCGATGGCGACCTCTTTAAGAGACTTAGCATCATTCACTGCTTCTTTAATAAGTTCTCTTCCTTCTTTTGCCATCTTTTTTTTCCTTAATGAAAAATAAACTTCTACATCTAAATAAAGTAGAAAAAATTTTTTATACTATTTTTTGTGTTTTCTCGTCACATTTATTTGTTCTGTTCTACGAAAACGTGATCTTACAAGCTTTCTGCGTCTTTTTTCTGATGGTTTTTCATAACCTTTACGAAGATACACCTCTTGAAGAATTCCATCATTTCTAACTTTCTTCGTAAATCTCTTAACAAAACGCTCTGGAGACTCATCTTTTCTAGGTGTAACTTCTAAATATTTCGAAATAATAGGATCACGACTATCTTTTTGTTCTTCGTATCTACTCACTTTTTGCTCCTAATAAATGAAGGTTTCTTTGAATTCTTTATTTTCTTTTTCTTAGTTTTTCTTTTCTCATCAAGAAGATGAGTATCTACTCCATACCAATGAGCTGCAGCTTCCCACATACCATTGAAAGGTGAAACATCAAATGACTCATTCACAAAATTATCAATATCGTTCACACCAATCGATTCGCTAATAATATTCCTAAGATAAAGACGAAGCACATGTTCTTCAGTAACTGACTTTTTTGATCCAACTCTGTCATCGACTTTCGATCCTTGACCAGTCATTGGTCCCCAATTTACTGCTCCTTGACTTTTGTACAAATTGTATGCGCCAAGAGGTGCAGAAAAATCAAGTTTAGGATCAATAACATAAGAAAGACACGACTCTTCATCCATCTTTTCTTTCTTTTTCTTCTTCTTTACCTCGTTAATAACTTCGGCTACTATCACCTTAAGCTCTTCTAATGTTATTCTCATTTTATTTCTCCAAACTTAAATAGACAATTATTATCTTTTTTGATTAAAGATCTAATTTCGCCAGTTCTTCCCAAACGTTTTCATCTGGAAGTATTTCAAGATTCTCTTTCCAACCTATTCCGTAAAGATCTCTTGAATTTTTTGTTGCATTTCCTAAACCTGTTGAAAATCCAGAACCACCAACCACAAGAATCGCTGATGGAAACTTCATAAATTCACCACCATGCTTGTCTTTAGGATCTGAAACCTCTGGAGTACCAGAGTTGACTCTGTCAATCCATGTTTCTAAACTTTCATCAGTTTCATCATGATAATATGGAGATTCTGAATTATCAACGTGCTCAGGATCAAAAGGAGGAGGCATTATGGCTTCAATCTCGACCTTGTTATCTTCATCATCCCATGGTTTAATTGGATCTTTTCCCCACCCCTTAGACATTCCAGGAATTGATGAACCCAAATAAGATCCACCTTTACCAGAAATTGTAAAATTCATAGGAGTTCCCATTGCTTCTGAAACTTCATCCCAAATTGTGTTATTTGTATCTTTAGGTGTCAGTGTCATTGCATGAGAAGCGCCAGCACCTCCAGACCCTCTATCATATGGTTTAGGTTGACCGTACATATCTTCATCATCTTTATCTGTTGAAACAACCATCATTGGACGAGATAGACCCATTCTATTACCAGAACTATCGGGACGAATTCCTACCGTAGCGGAAAAACATCCATCTTCTATTAAGAATTTTAAAATATTCCAAGAACTGTTTTTCACATTCTATTCCTCTTTAAAAATTCTTCCACTGGTATTTCTAATCTTTTTCGTTGTTCTTCTATTTCACGAAGTTTGTCATGAGTTGAATTTTGCTGAGGCTTATTCGAAGAAGCAATACCAGCAATCTTTTTCACATTATCCATTTTAAACGTATCGAGAGGAACTCCTTCATCTCCAAAACGAGAATCTACTGGCATATTTGATATAGGTCCTTGTGGTACAATATCTACACCTTCATACAAAAAAGATAATGGATTACCTTTTAAAAACTTATCTTTTGTAGAAGATTCATTGTAAATACCTTTATGCTCGCTCTTCTGAATTTCTGGTATTGCTTCTTTAAATTCTTCTTCTTCATCTTCACTTTCACGAAGAATTGACGAAAAATTATGACTCATTTGTTCTAAAATAATTTTTTTAATAAAAATTTCAGAAATTACTTTTTGTGCTATACTAGGAAGTTGTTTTTTAACTTCGTTAGCAACAATTTGACTTATTAAGTTTTTAAGTTCTCCTGCTCGCATTTTTTCCTCACTTTATTACAATACTATTTAATGCTCTAAAAATTCTATCTGCTTTACAAAAAGTAGTACGAAAATTACGTTCATTTGCTTCTCTAAAAAGATATGCTCCAGGAGTAGAAGGTTCAGATACTATATCAAAACAAATGATTTGATAATCAGGTTGAACAACATCATAACCAAAATTATCTAATTCTGTACTCCCTACACCGCGACTAGAAATTCCAACCTGTACACCGCTTTCTAATAATGTCTCAAGTGTCTTTCCTTTAGGTGTAGGAAGCACCTCGAGACGTCCATGCACCTCATCTCCAATCCACCATATTTCCCTAAATATATGAGATACTCTATCAAGAGAAATGGTCGAAGAATCAGGATGATCAAGTTCACCAACTGCGCGATTTTCTCTAACTGCCTTAAGATAATTATCTATTTCTCTACGTAAAATAGGTGTAGGATATTTTCTTTTATTCTGATTTCCTTCATTTCCATGTTGAATCTTACCAGAAAGTATAAGCTTTCCTTCATTCTTGTCACGAGATTCCTTTATAAGAGATGCGTTAAGGTTGAGAGGAATCCATTCTACAAGAAGCTTCATAGACATTAACTTAATCTCCTATACTTCTGTGCAAGTAATTGCTTTAAAAGAGAAATTTGAAGAGACGAAAGATCAGAAACAAAACCGTCAATTTCATCTTGAAGTTTCGTTAAATACGCATCTCTTGAACTTATTGCATCTTTAAGTTCGTCCATGTTGTCTAGAACACGCTCTTGCACGGTAATAAGATCAGCTCTAAAAAGTTTTGCGACATCTGGATCTACTTTCGTTAAATCAACTTTTGCTCTATCTGAAATTTTTATAATTGGAGTTCCAGTATCACTAATATAAATGTAAATTGGTTCTACTTCAACATTACTCATTACTGAAGAAAATGCCAAATAAATCTTATCGTTTTTTGAACTATGCTTAATACCAAAATTCTTTAGCTTAACTGCTTTCTTATCTATAGATTTTCCTATTACTTTAAAAGCGTCATCAAGCATTGCTTGAGTTTTCTTTTCTATGTTACGCTGAAGATTCTGTAATTTTTTGTCAGCAGCAATCACCTGTTTTGAAATTCCACTAAGATAATCTTCCCAACTACTTTCTTTCTTAGAATTTGCACTACTTTCATTAAAAAGAGACTCTAAAATAACTTTAGATAATGCTTCACGAATGTTATCAAGTCCTTCCTTTCTTGTTTTGTTAGCAATTGGACGAGCCTTTTTCCTTTCAACTCCTTTCTCTTTTGCCCATTCACGTTCTTTCTCTGCTCTTTTCTTTGGATCTTTCATCAATCTTGCAATTTGCAAACGAAGTCTTTTTAATTTATTCATATCTTTTGGTGGAAATCTTTGAAGTTCAGCTTGTTTTGCACCAATTTTTGTAGGAAAATCTCCTACAGGTCGCGCTTCACGTTTCTTTCCTTTATTTGGAGAATAAAGAACGTAACCACCACCACCAGCTTTCTTTCTTACTATTTCTTTAATTTTCTTACGAATAGTTTCTCTAATAACATGATTTCGAATATTGTTAACAACTTCTTCAAAATTACAATTATCAAGATGCTGACCTATTTCTTCTGCTTTTTGTTCGTCCATACCGGAAAAATACGATAAAACATGACCTTCATTAATATCTGGGTTAAGCTTAATCAAATCATCTAGTCTTTCTTTTCTTTTTTTAATTCCTGAAGGTATGGGCATTTGAAATCCCATCATGCTTCCACCTTCCGTTCCTTCATCAATTTCGTTATTCATTTGATATTAGCTCCTCACAAAGCTTTTGGTACAAAAGTATTTCTTGAACGACAGAATCATTAATCTTAAGAGTATCAAGATTAATAAGAATATTCTTAGCCTCAACCATTCTTTCTTTCATGACAGAATCTTCACGTATTTCTTTCATCAAAAAAGATCTTTCAATTATTCCCAATATTCTATCTCTACTGTCACAAATAATTTTCCTTATGGAAGAAAAATCATCTGTTACTATTGCGCGTGTATAATTTTCTAAAATAATCTTTTGATTTTTGCTTAATGAATTTCCATATTTTTCATTAAAATTCTTCGATGCTATCGAAAGCACAAGATTATCTATTTCACGATCACATTCAACTGCTTGTTCGTTATTCGAAGTCACCATGTAGTTAATAAGTGCTTCTTCCAATTTAACTCTTTGAATATTTTCAGAAAGTTTACCTTCAGAAGAACATGCGTCTACTAAAAGTTGAATTGTTGCAAGTGTACGATAATCATGTAAACGATACTTTGAAAAAAAATCTTTACCAAAATTATAATTTATTTCTTTAATAAGATTACTTTTCTTTATATCAATTGTTTTACGATCAAGTGATTTTACGGCAAGCATAACTTCTGAAATAACTTTAAGGGCTTCTTCACGCTTAAGACCTCTAGATTCTTTTATAACTTTAAATAATTCAAGCTCAGATGAAAGAAGAGAATCTTTAGAAAAATACTTTTTAAGAATAGCATGTGTGCTCCTAAAGCCAGACTTATCATCCTCAATTAATTGAGAACACATATGTCTAATAAGAAACTCATATACAAGTCCTAAATTTCTTTTTTTGTTGTGCTTAAAGATCGAAGCCATATTGTTATGTCTCCATGTTACAGATTATGATGTAATTAGATGATCGTATTCATTTACAGCTTATGAATTTCATTTTTCGAGCTTTCTTAATGCAGATTTGACATCTTCATCGATATCGCCTACTTCTTTAATAGCAGCTTTCACTTTCTCTTCAAATAAAGAACGAAATGTTCTTGGAGCAATCGAACTCAAGCTAGATTCAGAAAATGGTCTAGTCACAAGTCTTTTAAGTACTTTGTCTGGATCAGATGACGATTTCTTTTTTGAACCAAAAACAATTTTATTAAGATTCTCTCCTGTAGAAAAAAGATCTTTTCCTTTACAAACAGATACTTCGGCACTATCTCCTTCGCTACCAGGATTTCTTTTTTCTATCATCTCAGTTCCTTCTCCATCTTCCATTCCTCCTCCACCGCCCATAACTCCATCACTTAATATATGATCAATGCTTTCTGGTTTTACTTCTTCACCAGCCGCTGGAGCTTCAGCTGCCGATTCACCACCTAATGTTGTAGGAAGTTCTTCTTCTCCTGGAACTTGTTCTGCTTCTGGTTGTCCTTCTTCTGCTGGAAGTTGCATTTGCTCAAGCGAAAGATCTTCAAGCTTATCAACTTTTTTACCTTCTCGAATATTAGTTATGTCTTCATCATTAAAATTAAAGATTCTCTTATAAATTGTTTCTCTATCTAGAATTCCTTCCTGCGCAGATCCAGCTATTTCAAATCTCATACGCCAAAGTTCTAACTTCTGTTGCTCAGAAATCGTAGAAGGATTTGCCATGTCAATCTTGAAATTGACAAGTTGCTCACTTTCATATCCTAATAGATAAAGATGAATAATCGCAATTTTATTCAACTCAGAGATAAAGATTCTTTGAATTCTTTCTATTGTTCTCGCAAAACGAACATCTTGTTGTGCAAGAGTTGCTTTAGATCCTACGTCACCCTCATATCCAAGATAACTTTTTGGAATTTTAATTGCTGCAAAAAGTTTACTTTGAATATACTGAACGTCATCTATGTCACCAGTAAATTGTCCACCAGGAAGAGTTGTAATGTCAGATGATCTATCTCCACGAACAGGAATAAAATAGTCTTCGTCAACTGAAAGAGGATTGTACCTTAAATCAACTCTTCCAGTTGATGGATCAACAATCTGATTACGTCGAAGTTTATTTTTAATAAGCTCCATGAACTGATCAATTTGATCTGGCGGAACATTCCCAACATCAATTTTGAAAACTCGTCGTTCAGGAGAACGAACAATTCGATAAACAAGCATCGCATCTTCAATAAGAATTAATTGACGCCAAATACGTCTAGCAGGTTCTATTATACTAGAACCATAAGGAAGAAAATTGTCATTTCCAAGAAGTCTAAAATGAATAACTTGCCAATTCTCAAGAATCATATTTCCTTGAGTTAACCACCTAAATCTAACTGCAAATGGATCTTCTTTATCGTATCCTTCTTCTCTTTCAATTTCATTAATTGGAATTGGCAAAAGATTTAGAATACCATTTTCATCTGACGCGTCAACGAATAAAAGAAAATCTCCATACTTGCAAAGATTTCTAATCCAACTCCAAGCATTAAACTCAATATTAAGAATGTCAAAGAAAAGAGTTTCTAAAACTTCCTTTATTTCATTATCGTCAGATATAATATTGATTATACGACCACGCTCATCAAAAGATGTACATTCATCTCCATAAATATCAAGAGCAGATGCAAGTTCAGGAGTAAACTCCATTTCTGAGTAATCTGCATAACGACTTATTCTTTCATACTGTCCATACGCAGCCATGGAATGAATATACAGATTTGATAACTCTTTCTTGTACGCTCTCGCAGTACCTTTTGGCTCATAAAGTTTTTCACCAGCAGCAATTTTATGTCGAATAACAGGACCACTGCGAAAAAGTCTTGTTAATCTTTTCCAAACACTTTCTTGTTTTTGAATAAAGTCAGACATCTTCTACCCCTTTGAAAGTAGCCAAGAAAAATCTGCTATTTCTCCGTTTGGCATTCTAATTTGTAATGTTTGACCAATATTTTCAGTAAAAGATCCCATCTGTCTTTGAGAAACAAAGTTGGGATTTTTTGAAGCTCCAGGAATATCAACGTTCGTTGTTTTAAACGTTGAAATTGTTTCAAGCATTTTCTTTTGCGCTTCAACATTAACGAAATTTGGAGAAATTGCCGTATCTCTAATCCAAGCACCGATTGCGGCAGCAACTATAAGATCATCATTATATCCTCTCATAGCTTCGGGTCTACCATTTAACCAAATAAATGTTCTTAATTCTTCTACTAACCTCTTTGATCTTATTATTAATGAACGATTTCTAATATATTCTTCTAATTTCGCTATTACTAAGGGTCTTGTTCTAGATGACATCGTAAATCCAGAAACAAGATCGTCTGTTGATGGACCATAAAATGTATTTACAGATTCCCCTGGTTTGCTATCACTTCTTCTCGAATAATATACGTTAGGATATGAAGCAAGTTTAACATGTTCAATGCAAGCAAGACCAATCGAATTGTTCTCTATCACAAGCATCGCGTTATTATACTCTATGCCAGTTTGACACAGCAATCTTGCAAATTCATCTGGTGGTATCTTTCCATAATACTCAGCATTTTGTTCCATATTATCTGAATTCCACACATGAAATGCTGAATGATCTTTTCCGTCACCTCTAGCAACATCTGCAGTTATAAAATAACGTCGACCAGCAATTGGTTTCCACCACACAAATAAGTTTCTATCACTCCACTCTCTAAATTGTGCATTTAATGAACCCTGTTCGAGCCATTCCATACATTCTGCAGATACGACAGTATCTCCCGATGCATTAAAGTTACATTCAAGTTCTTGCGCAATTTCTCTAGGAGACATATTCTTTGTCTCTTTAAGATACCAATCTGAAACTTTGAATCCTGGTCTATTAGGATCATCTCTAATATTTGCGATTCGCTCAGGGTGCAGCCACCACATCAGCTTATTCGAGTGAAACTCACTTCCTTTCCTTTCAGAGTCCATAAACAGCTTGTGGAAAGTGTTACCGACGCCACTCGGAGTGGACAGAACCACAACCCTGCCTCCTGCCTGAACTGTTGGTAACAATCCTGTCCATAGTTCATCCATATTCTTAATAAATGCTGCTTCGTCAATTATTAAAAGAGAAAGAGCTTCTGAACGACCAGCATCATCTGAAGATGCGACGGCTTTAATAATCGATCCATTTGTTAATTCTAATGACATTTTGTTATCAGTTGTAATATCTGCTAACATCAACCAAGATGGAATTTTCTTTAAAGCAGTTTGTACCTTCCTGATAATATTCTTAGCTGTCTCTGCTTTAGTCGCCATAACAAGAATATTTTTATCACGATGAAATAACATTAGCCACGCTGCAAATGATGCTGTCACCTCAGAAATACCTAACTGCCTCGCTTTTAAAATGATATTAAAACGATGCTTAAGATAATCTTTTACGATATCTTCCTGATATGGGAACATTGTAAAAGGAATAAGACCACGAACTGGATGTCGAATCTTTACATACTTTCTTATAAAATAATTAGGATCCTTTCCACATCTTACAATTTCATTTCTGAGATGCTGTTTATTCATTTCATCTCAAAACACCGCCAGGCAGTATAATAGTATCTCTCGTTTAGAGAAACTTTTTGAACGGTGTAATCACGCAATTCTTTATTTTCTGTGATACTAAGTTTTTGCTTAGTTCTTGACTTATACTCTTTTTTAAGAAATTTAACAATTTCAGAAAGAGCATCATCAACATGTTTTTCAACTTCTTTAATTCGAGTTGGTAAAAACATCTCATACGTAGTATAAAAAACTTTCATTGTGTCGCCAACAAAATCTACTCGAAATGCTTCTGTTGGAGCAGAAGGAGAATGAAACTTTCTATCTTCTACTATTTGACGAAGCACCTTATACTTTTCGTATGGATCCTCGAATTTATTGTATTCTTGTACTTCAAAACTCTCTGGTTTATCCATGTATAAAACTCCCTAAAGAACAAAGTTCAATTTTAAATAGATCTGCATTGCAAAAATGTGTAAATTTACTGTTATCCTACACCGTACTTATCTACGAACTTAGATAGTTGTTCTTCTTTTGGTCTCCATCCATCGCGCCATCTTTGCTCACGTCCGTCTATAAATTCAAGAAAACAACTCATACAACATCCCCAATCATAATATGTGTTTGTCGATTTTCCTTTCATCAAAAATTCGCAAATAGGACAACAAATTGGAACAGTCAACTTCTTTCTTTCTTCTTCTGTCATTTTATCACCCAAAATTGAAGCAATTCGTCAAATGTGTTAGATTCTCCAACAAGATGCATAGAAATTGTAGAAATTCCATCAGCAACATTTTCATCTATTACAAAAGAACAATTTATTTTCCTTCCCCACCTTTTCACATCAAAATTCATTAATTTACGATCTGAATCCCATATAGAAATATCTGAAAGGTGACTACTTTTAAAGAAATCTTGGTTCAAAACTATTTTAATATCATATTTTCCAAGTTCATGATACGTTTCTCTTAGATTAAAAACTATAAATTTATTAATTTTCAACTTTATTCTCTCTCAAATGGTCTCCACTCAAGACTTCCACCAAAAAATGTAAAAGTTCTATCTGCTACAACTGACCAGACAGAAGGACCTAAAGAAAATTTGCCAAGTTGATACTTTACACCGACTCCAAATAATGCGCCGCTTGACGATGCACCGACTTCTCCAATAATACTTATTTTTTCATACCACTTTCTCATCACAATATATTTGCTAACTGCTGAAACTTCAATATTTACCCCAATGTCTTCTTCACTAGAAGAAACATTTGCATGCCATTTCATATCTTTATCCTGCGATAAAGCCAATACTAGTCTTAACGGTCTATTCTGCTGAATACTCACATAGGCGTACGCAGGATCTGTCATTGTAAACCCTTTAATACCAATATAACCAAAATCTTTATTAAAGTCCACACGCTTTCTAACTGTCTGCGAAGTACCTGGTACATCAGATTGTGTTGCGTCAATCACAGATTCATACTTCTTTTTCCAAAAAACAACAAGTTTCGTAATTTCTGCTATTTGCTCATCTCGTTTATTTATTTCTGCTAATAATAATTTTTCGTGTACGTTATTTTCTGCCAATAAAGACTCAAGATTACCAACTCTTAATGACGAATTTCTATAAAGATCTTTTTGAACTTCTATTGTTTTATCACGACTAACAATTTCATTTTGTAACTCTATATTTTTTTTCTCAAGAGAAGAAACAACTACTGCTCCACGAATAAGAACAACAAAAAAAGATACTACAATGACAAGCAACAAACCGTATTTCTTAATAAACTCTAACATTGTTTACTCCGTAGGTTTTCCTTCTAAATCACATGGACATGGAAACTTCTTATCTGTAAAACGTCTAGCGACATATGCTCCCAATGTTGGAGCAAGGAGTGCAGCCATAGACGCAGCATCGACATTACCGAAGTTTAAACTAAAAGAAAGAATATTGAGTGTAACGTCAGAAACAACGTATTTAAGGAGAATAACAATAAATCCAATAAAAGTCATTGTTAAAATTGCATCTGGCTTACCTTCTGTATTAGTTATCCAAAGTTTCATTTTATTCTCCTTATAAAACCTCTATATGAGCATATCCGTCATCGTCAGTTTGAATTTCTATCATATTGTCTACAAGATCTTTCATTGTATCTAAATGACTTATCACTATAACGTGATCAAATATTACTCTTAAATAGTCAAACATTTTGCTCATACTCTCAAGATTTTTAGAATCAAGTTTTCCAAAGCCTTCATCTATAATAAACACATTTGTTTTAGGCAAACTAGAAATATTCAAAAGAGCCATTCTTAATGCAACTGATGCGATCATCTTCTCTGCACCACTGCCAAGTTCAAGAAGTCTACTTTTGTATTGACCGTATTGAAGATACAGTCTTATCGTTTGCTCTTCATTATCATGTTCTATAAACACATCAAAATCTGCGACACTTGAAAGAATCTTGCAAATTTCTTCATTAATAAGAGGTAGTTTCTGAGTAAGAATATTATATGCAATTCCGTCTTTGCCCATTGCACTAATGAAATACTCAAAAGCTTCGTAACTTTCTCTTACATCATTTAGTTGATCTAACTGTTGTGATACATCTACAAGAGATGATTCAATTGATCCTAATGACCTTGTTAAAGAATCAATTTCTGTATCTAAAGTTTTTACTTTTGCCGTTAATAAAAGTTTATTAGATTTAAGAGTCGAAATACTTTCTTCAAGATCACTATTCTTTTTAATATCGTCTTTTGCTTTTTCGTACTTGGAAATATCTTCAATCACATTATTACGATCATTCTCAAGATTTTTAGTCTTCAACTTCAAAACTTCTACTTGTAAATTGAATGTATCTTTAATACCATTTGCATCTTTAATCTTTTGCTGAAGATCAAGATTATTTTTTAAATTCGACACACATTCTTCTTCAACGGAAATTTGATCTAACAATAATGAAATTTCTTCATTTACTTCGTCTATTGCTTTTTCGAGATCGATAATCGCATCTTTCGATGCAAAAGCATTTATAAGAAATTTGCACCTTGGAAACGAATCTTTACATGGAACTTCATTTAACAATAAAACATTTTTTTTATGTGTTTGAAGACTTTGAATATTTTGTGATAGCGACACATCACATACAGACAGCATATTCTTCAAACTCTTTAATTCCGCATCATGAAAAGAATAATCTTCACAATCGAATGATTGAAATTTCTCTGACAGTCTGCTAATAAGCTCATCGCATTTTTCAATTTGAGAAATTTTATCATCAAGATTTTTTGTTAATATGCTTATCTCATTTTCAATTTTTAGTAATCTTTCAGCAGCACCTTGTCCATCTACATTCTCTATCTTTACAACCATTCTTGTTTTTTCTACGATTAACTCATTAATTTTTTCTATATCTTCTTTAAGATCACTTTCTTCTTTTAGTTTATTATTTATTTGGTTTTGACAAACTAAAATTTGTTTCTTTAAACTAAGAACACGATTATCAAGATCGTTATCTTCCATGTCATTAAGCTTCGCAAGAATACTTTTGCTTTCTTCTTTCGCAAGAATACACTTTTGATCAAATGAGTCAAGGTCAAGAAAACGATAAAGAATCTCTTTTCTCTTTGTCTCCTTACATGCTATGATATCAAGAGCATTCCATTGCGCACTAAGAGATGTGAGCATAAAATCATCAAATGTACCAAGATACTTTCTAATAGTGCGTTCTGTTTCTGGACGTAAAGTACCATTAAGATTTACCTTAACACCATCTTTATCTGTCACAAAGAAATTTACAGACGTCTTTCCCCATTCTTTTGCTTCATTAAACTTACGTTGTCCAAATTTAACGCGTTCTATAGTTCTTTCTATCATGCAACTTCTATCTCCGATTGAAACCTCTGCAATAGAAGTTGCAATATCTTTGTTATCATTAATAAGAAAGATATTCTTATTCACTCCGCGAGTTGTAGAATCGAAAAACGTTTCCATCATAACATCAACAAAGTTTGACTTACCAGCGGCATTTTGTGCAAAAACGCCAATTAGTCCACCAATTGACTCGAAATTTACAACGTTATTTTCTCCAAAATTAAACATATTACTCCAACACATCTTCTTTATATTCCAAGATGTATTACGAGCAGTATCATCATTTCTGTCTACGTGTGCTTGATATTTTTTATTAAGCTCTACAACTCTATCTAAAACTTTTGTATTAGAACATTTTTCACTTAAAAAATCTCTAATAAGACGTTCCTGAACGTGCACACTTCTTAAATTTTCAATATCTACACTCGTTTTACCAACATTTGCTTTTTGAGATCCAATGTTTTTAGCAGACAACGTTATAACATCGTATGGTTTAAACGATTTTTTGATTAATCTTTCTATAGATTTCTGTTCTACAAGCGTAATTGTTCTTGGAGGAATAACTCTAATACGAGATCCTTCTTCTACGCTAACATCTGGAATAGAAAGATCATCGTTTAATTTGATCGTATAAAATCTTTTACCACCCTCAACAATAACTGGTGCGACAGAAAACATGTCTTTACTATCAATATCCCAAAGTAAAAACCCCTTTCCTAGCTCTTCTCCAAAATTCTGTTGTATTAATGATCCAGCATATGCGATTCTATTGTTTGTAAAGAATTGTCTTTTATGAATATCTCCAAGCATTGCAAAATCAAGACCATCGAAAATGCTTATGTCATACTCAGTATGCGTCATTCTCCAATTGGAGTCAATGACACACGAAGAAACAGAACCGTGAAAAAGTCCAATGTTAATATCATCTTTTACGCTTGACCAATCTAGAGATGATGGAAAATTATTTTGATCTGCAAGAGAAAATACCCAAAAATTAAACTTACTGAAACCATTGTAAACTTTGCTAAATGCAAGACCAGATTTCTTATGAAGAAATACACGATCAGAAGACAAATTCTCTACAATGGGAGTTAAAGCATCTTG